CCCATCGCACACAACGAAGTTTCCTTTTGGGTCGTTGTCGTAAGCCTTTTTATTGCCTGGCTGTGTATTGCGAGACTCGACGCAACCAGGCACTTGTATAACTGGAAAGCCAAGCTGCAAAGTGACTGGTGGTTCAGCTGGAATGCTTTGAGGCGGCATACTCCGCCAAGCTGGAATAACTGGCACTTGCACCGCTCCAATACCAATCTCAGGAATCTCCGGCATGAAGTCTCAACGGTTTACAGCGGGCGAGCTTTGGATCGAACGTACCAAGCAACGCGAAGGTCCGCCTTACGTTTACACCTGCTTGTCAGGCAAGAAAAGTAGGTTATTCACTGATCCGAAGGCGCTGCTGAAATTTGTCCGTTGGCCTAAAGGAACGCCAACAGGAGAGGCATTACGAGAATGGCTTGACTCGTTTAAGGGAAAGGAATCGGCAGACCAGTCTTTGTCGGAAGCTCAGGCACAACCTGTTCAATCTGTTCAGGGATCATCTCAGTAACCTTTTCAGTCACGTCACCAGTAATGCTGCCAACATATTTAGTGATCATGCCTGGGATGCGACTGTAGAAAGTCACTGTTGCAGCGACCATTGCGCCACTCATCACAAAGGACGCTACAGACAGAACATTGAATACCTTTTGCACTTGACCAGGGCAGAAGTTAATGGCATGCTAGCCATACGCAGGCCGACCACCCCTCCGACGGGAGTCTGTTACTGCGTACGCAAGCCGACCACCGAGGAGTTCGGAGTCTGTTACTGCACTTGAGAACCCCGTCCTAGGCGGGGTTTTCTTGTAGGTAGACATGCAAAAGGCCCCCTTTCGGGAGCCTCCTGCTATCCGTGTGAGGATGCCTTAGTTATAGCTCAAAAAGGGAACTTGACACCCAATTTGGTTCCGAAGGCAGGATCGTCATCAGTAGTGATGCCTGACACTTCGCCGTAAAGGTTCAGGCCAGAATCAGCAAGGCTGACGCTACCGCCAAACTTCCCAGACAATTCAGTGTTGATTTCATCGGTGTCATCTACCAATGCAAAACCACCTTGTGCATAGAAGCTGTAAGGGCCTTCGCCGCCTTCATATCCCACGGCGAGATCTGTAACGGCCCCGGAGAAGCCGTCAGCGTATGAGGCATTGTTTTCCACGTTGACGTAGGGGCCTGCGAGAACAGGAGATGCCAGCGCAGCTGCCGTAGCGACGGCACCACTCACAATTAAAGACTTGATCATGGGAAAGGGAGAAAACGTTTTCCGTTGATAGGTTACCGGAACTGTCACTGTGACAGTTGTAAGGGTGTGTCACTGTGTTATCAGACCGTTAATAACCGTCTGTTGAGGACAGGCTTTGATACTGCTTAGACAAGCCGGTAAACAAACCACGTTGTGGATGATCTATTTGGTCGCGGCCATCCAAGAAATACAGTTCCTCTAGCCATTTGGTGCGGTTAGACATTGATTCAATATCCTCCGCACCAGGCTTGCAGGGGATCATTGGATCAGGTTTCTGCATTGTCAGGATCAGCAGTCCACACGTTATAGCTGCTGCCTTCGATGTATTCCTGCAACGCTTGCACTCTGCCAAAGTCGGCATGAGGTGACGTGTCACCAACGCTTGCAGTTTCCTCAATCTTGGCAACCATTGCAGCGCACTCAGTCCTAATGGTGGAACGCCAAACGCTCCAAGGCGAAGCAGTGTATGCGGTCTTGGCTGCTGAAAAACTGCTGTTTGCCTCCTGCAGCTTGGGCCACAGGTAATCAGATGGCTGCAACAACTTATATGCAGTGTCCTTGGTGTTGGCGATCCAAAGGGTTTTTAGGTCTGTATAAGTCTTAGGAATCAGGTTGCCGTCAGAGTCGTATCCCCAATACCATTTTTGATTCCAAGTAGGGCTGTCATCGACCCAGGTGATCCCAAGTTCAGCACGATCTTGCGGTGAACTCAAACGAAGCCAGTTGGCTGGATACTGAACATCATTGTGTTCCCAAGGCACATCCAGTTGCAATGTGCGTTCACCAAGTTTGTAGGGCATGACCGTGGTGGCGATGGTTAAAGATTACCGCGCACGGGCGGTTTTAAATGGATGCTCAGCAAATGCTGCCCACACATGCGTGTGAGCATTCAAGTTAATGCCATTCGTGTTCCTTCTAATTTTAAATCCATTAGAAAGAATATCAATCGAGTTAAAAGAGTATTCTCCAGCAGATAAATTGGCTTTTAAAATGTCTGCAGTAACGTTATACTTGCTTCTCTCAGTGTCAAAAATAAACCAATCATATCCACTTCCGTAATTGTCAACGTTCTTGATAATTATCCAGCGAGGCTTAAATCCTGTGTAAACAAACGCAGCGTCATTGTTACTTCCGTTACCTTCATACGAACCAAATGCACTAAAACCTTCGACAGGTGCAAAGCAGTAGGCAATCATGTCATTTCCGGGTGTATTTACGCCTAATGTGCCAGCACCAAGTGAAAAGACTGTGCTAGTTGGACGTGTATTGCCCCAAGCATTGTAATCAGTTGCTGCACCAGTGGTATTTAAAAGTATAGAGTCGTCTGCACCTATGCCAATATGAGCGACTTGCCAGTTGTAAACACCACTGTCACGGTCTTTCACAATAATCATTTCTGGCGCAGCATTTAATCCATGACCAACAGTTACAGCGGATGAACTACCTGTATAACTTACAATACTTATGCCATTCGTTTGCGAGGCTCTGACACTAGAAGTGATGCTGCCGTCAGTGTTGCTAACTGTTGACGTTCCAGCGTCCCATGCCCAACCCACATACGTTCCAGAATAGTTAACGGTTGCAGCGGCTCCATCCGCACCAAAAGTGACTCCATCAGAGTTAAAAGAAGTAATGCTTTCGTTGGGAGACGATGCCGTATATTCTGCGCCAGTTGTATCAGCGCGTAAAAGTTTGTTTGTTCCACGAACAATGTCGTGAATGCCGTTGTTCCAAGTTGTACTCCTGGACTTACTCCAGAAAAGATCTGGACTAAAGTTAAAACCAGTCAGCGATTGCGTGCTGTTATTACCAGTCCACAAGGCAACATCAAACGCCGTCGAACCATCGGCAATCGTTGGGTCGGGTAGGTTTGTTGTGCAGAGCGCAAGATGGCCTGTTGGTGGCGTGTAGATAAAAGATCCTCTCTGCCCAAAGTTGGTTATATAATTGTACCCATCGTTACCTACCGCAGGGAAATAGGGTCCAGACGTTAAACCCGAATAAGCTTGACCCTGCGACGTACCATTTTTATAAAAAGTAAGCGTTCCAGCATCAGCATTAAACGCAACACCAATCGTGTCACCAGAGCCGTAACTATAACCGTAGCCGCTTCCTGTATTGTTTGTGTATTTATTGCCATTATTAGCATATGACCAGCTATTCGCGTCTTCACCAACGCCATTAGTAAGGGTAGAATTTGCTTTAGCAATGCCGACAAGAGATCCGCCATAGCCGGGACTTGTTGCTGTAACCTCCCAGTACCATTTCCCTGAAGTGACGCCGATTGTACCTAAAACTTTTCCTTTTGTAGATGTCTGGCTTGTTTCAAGATTTCCATTTGAAAGCGTGATAACAGTCGATTTGTTTAGAAAATTCCAAGTGCAGTAGTTCCCGCCTACGTTAGTGCCGTCGTCGTAATTCGTCGGCGTGTCGAGCAGGCTGTCATTGCCAGATCCTGATGCAACAGAAAGGTTATTAACGGTCCACGTATTACTGTTGCCGCTGCTGTCCGTTCCAAGCGCAGCATTTGATGAATTATCGGCAAATTTTAAATAGAAACCATTTGTTCCATATGATCCAGAATATGCCTTGGGGTTCCAGTTGTTATCGCTGTCGTATTCACCAAAGTCAGTCGCAGCAAGTGCTTGACCGTCGATAAAGTGAACGTCGGCTAGATACGCATCTACATACTCAGAAGCACTCCCAGAATTTTTAGTTTGGTGGATTACTGTGTTGTTGATTTGAGTATCTGCATTTTCAAATGCGTTTGCTACGGTTATATCAACTTGTGCTCCATTAATGTATGCTTTAATTCGATTATTTGCAGTGCTATCAGTAAGATCTGCTTGGATAACAAGGTGGAAAAATGCACTAGGATCTCTTAGTTTAGGATTCAAATAAACTGAGCCAGTTACAATACCGCTCGCTAGGTGACCAACAGTTATCTGATCAACATAGCTTGGTGTATCAGAACCGACAAAAGCAATAAATGTACGATCAGAATTATTTGAGCCTGCAGCTAAAAGCATCTGCCAAGTGCCAAACTTGCTTCTTTTTACCCAACCACTCCAAGTCCACGTCTTGCGGTTGCCTGCAGAACTTGGGGTTCTATTTAAATATGCACTATCAGCACTGTTAAACCGCAAGCTGCGGTCTATCTGAAACGCCGCTGCAGCACCAGCCGCCGCTCCAATAAACAGCGGGCTTGCACTTCCAGGAATACTCATTACCGCTTCGTATCCAGCAATGCCGTCATAGTAATGCGGCTAGAGCTTTCTACATAGTACGCAAGGACTGAAACCGCATTAGCCGTAGCAGTGACCGTCGGCACCGTACCACCAGCAAATTTATACGCCGTGTTATACCCCAGCGTGAAATTGCCAGTCCCATTTTGCGTCACCACGATCACACCTGACTGACCAGCAGTTGCATTTGTTGGGGCGCTAAGCGTTGAGTTCTCTGCAAGCGTTAACGTGAAGTTGTTGCCAAGGCTCAAGTCCACTGCCACCGTTCCATCGGTCAAAGCAACAGGCGTTCCACG